GTTTGGTAATAGCGTAGGTCATGCTGCTGACGAGCCCAACGGTACAATTACAGCGGGCGGCGGCGGTAAAAGCCAGCTGGTTAGCGCATTCCTCGCCAAACACTTTGGCGGGAATTACACCGGACCCGGCGCGGATCTGGCTGAGCCAGCCCATACCGTGACGACGGTAGACCATCATGCGCTGGTGACGTCAAGCATGATAAAGCTGCGCGGCACCTGTAAAGACGGTCAGCCAGTGGACCAGCCAGCACCCACAATCACGGCTGGTGGCCTGCATATCGGCGAGGTACGCGCATTCCTGCTGAAGTATTACGGCAACGAGAAAGACGGGGTAGATTTGGCTAGCCCACTGCATACAGTTACTACAAATGATCGATTTGGACTGGTTACGGTGGAAGGCATCGATTATCAGATCGTGGATATTGGGATGCGCATGCTTCAACCACATGAGCTCTACGCGGCTCAAGGCTTTCCGAGCTGGTACATCATTGACCAAGACTATCGCGGCACGAAATATGCTAAGGATAAGCAAGTGGCCCGCTGCGGCAATGCTGTACCACCTCCATTCGCAGAGGCACTGGTCCGGGCAAACCTTCCTGAGATGTGTGGAGTAGGCAAAGAGGTAGCAGCATGATCCTTACTTTACCATTCCCACCAAGCGTAAACGGATACTGGAGGAGCCCCAATAAAGGGGCTTTAAAGGGCAGGACGTTAATCAGTGAAGCCGGTCGTAACTTCAGGGTTAATGCTTTGGCTTCAGTATTGGAACAGCTGCACCGAAAACCGAATGCCCTGACTGCGGACCTGGCTGTTTCCATCGTGCTTTACCCGCCGACTAATCACAAACGGGATCTGGATAATTATTTCAAGGCGCTACTGGATGCGTTAACTCATGCCGGAGTATGGAAAGACGATAGCCAAATTAAAGCGCTGGCGGCTCACTGGGGTCCGATCACTAAGAAAGGTAGGGCAGAGGTCACTATCAAGGAGATCGTTGCATGAAGCGTGCTTTGCTAACTCCATACGTTCAGAAGGATCTGGGCGTTGTGATATTCAAGCCAGGGAGTGAGCTGTTCCCGCTCTTCGGCCAGAAACGGTTATTGATTACAACAGTACCGGAGGAACTGAGCGAGTTGCCCTCAGGGGCAATTCCTTCGGTATCTCAAAAGCTGGTGGACGATAAGCGCCTGGCCGACTTTTTCAAAGATAGACGTGTGATTCTTGCCGCTGGTGGTGTTTCATCGTTAGAACGCTGGGTTGAGCGCTTGCCGGCCTGCCAGTGGGAGAAAACAGCAGACGGATATCATGATAAAAATCTGACCGTTCATCCTTTCGATAGAAGCTATGTGCGCCTGTGCTGGCATCATGAGCACAAATTCAGGGATATGGTGCTAGAGGAGTTTTTTCTCATTGCTGAACGTAATCGAGCGGCGTGGATATTGGATTCCATTCGCATTGAGCTTCAGATACCTGATGACCAGCACGTGAGTTTTCATGAATTGTGCTGGTGGGCCTGCTCAAAAGGGATAATCGACGCCCTTCCTAACAGTGCTGCACGCAAAGCGCTACGCTGGTCTGAACGACCTGAGATAAAGCCTGTAGGCCGAGAGGCAGATATCCAACCAGAGTTTTCGCCCTCAGAGATGCTCGAAGAGTATGTTGAACAGGTCAATAGGGTCATTGAGCTCAAAATCGATCCAGAGCCTCCCCAGTCATTCATGCTGAAACCAAAGCTTAAACCATGGCGAAACGAGAAGTATACCCGCTGGGTTAAGTCACAGCCTTGTGTCTGTTGTGGCATGCGGGCCGATGATCCCCACCACTTGATAGGGCATGGACTCGGTGGTACCGGCACCAAAACGCATGACCTTTTCACTATTCCGTTATGTCGAAAACATCATGATGAACTGCATCGTGACATAACAGCGTGGGAGCAAGATTATGGTAGTCAGATATGGTTACTTTTCGACTTTTTAAACCATTCTATTGGCGTCGGGGTTTTTGCATGAAAAAGTGAGAATGAAAAAGCAGGGAAACTGATTGAAAAAAAAGGAATCTCACTTTTTCGTTTAAAATGACAGCCAAAAAGTTGACACGAATGTCAAAAAAAAACTGGCAGTTTAATCTACCGTTGGTATGATTAAAAAACGCTAGCGTTAGAGACGCGCTAGCGTTTGGTTACTAGTTAAAAATATTATGCACGATTGATACAAGTGGGCTGTTTATCTCTACCAAAGGAGCGGCTACTCCTAAAGGTAAAGAAATAAGTAATTTTATTAACACTACCTTAACTACTGCCCACACATAAACTAAGCGACGAGATCTTTTCTTGTCGCTTTTTTTATGATTTACGTAAACTTCTGATATCACCTTCGGTTTTTTCATACACCCCTCCCAGGGCTGGTTTATCGACAACGAAATGTCGTCGGTATCTGGTAGTAATCATATTTTTACCTCCTATGAATCAGAGCACATGCTGATTAAATTATACTAAATGTAGTGAATTGAAGTATCAAGCGGTCAACATGTACGTATTCAACGTAAAATGAAGCAGAAACTGACGGGAGTGGCTGGGAAGCCGCATTTCTACTGGGATAATAGTTTGCTGACTGTTTAAAAGAATTTTTGTAAATCTAATTTGGATAGATATCAATCAAGCTGTTTCTCATTGAGAGCGCTACGCATTCATTATATGATTACAAAGTTATGTATGCACATACAGGTAATTGTGGAGGCGAAAGTTATGGAATTAAATGGTTTGCAGGCCGTTAACTCCGAACCTCAAAAACTCTTTGAGGTAAACATATGAGAGATATACAACAAGTTTTAGAAAGATGGGGCGCGTGGGCTTCCCTGAGTACTGATATCGGATGGTCGCCAATAGCCGCGGGATTTAAAGGAATTATTCCCCCTAGTAACAAGTCAAGGCTATCGTGTAGCGATAACGACGGCATTATTATTGATGCCGCTGTGGGTCGGCTTAAGGCTGTAAGGCAACCTGAGGAGTTGAATCTGATAATGCTGCATTATGTCTATGGCTTCTCTAAGAGAGAAATTGGAAGGAGGCTTAAACTTAACGAAGCTCGTATCAGACAGCAGATGCAGGTTGCAGAAGGCTTCATTGATGGATGCCTATCGATTGTCGATGTTGTGCTTGAAATGGACAGCTATACGCAGAAAATAAATGTTTGCGCTGCTGCGTAAAAAGTTCTAGTGCGCTACGCAAAAACTCTTGTAATCTGTTAAGAGTGGTTACGTAGTCACAAAGCTTAGACAATCTTAAAACCTCGCTTCGGCGGGGTTTTTTTGTGTTAAGAATCTGTAAGGATTTTTGCTTCACATTGGGCCTACTTCCCTCTAGGATTTGTTACAACAATTACTAATGGGGATAGGGATGTGAAAAGAGTAATAGTTGGTTTGGCACTTGTTGGAATGCTTTCGGGCTGTTCGATGGTAAATCAGGTCAGAGATCCTAGATTGAATTCTGTCCAAGGGGTTACTATTAAGAATAACGGTTCTTATGAAGTCCTGAAAAGCTATCAAAAGGTAATTGATGGAAATATCAACCCGAGCAAACTCAAAGTATGTATTGCCCGTTCAATATCTAATGATGATGTTCAACTGAGTGATTCATCCGAGAGCTTCTACGGTGCTTATAGTGGGAAGTATTATAACGTCGATAAATCCACCGTTTCACGTGGCGGGGACGTGGTCAGTTCCTCAGCCTCGACAGAAGCTGCCATAGTTGCTAACGGAACAACTTCATATTTCTATAATACTGGGCTTATGAATGTTGAACGTGTAGTAAGGTTTACCCTCGATATTATGCCAGTAAATTCAGGTCCGCAGTTTACGTTCAGTAACCTCAAACAGGCGCAAAAAAATACTGGGACTGTGGCTAACAATGGATTCAATCCTATTGGTTCATGGGAAGGTGCTGGTCCATATCAAACGCTGCAGGCTTTAGACAAAGTAGCGGCTGAAATTAGTGCTTGCGCGAAAGTCTAGGCAATAACGAAATTCAATAAAAACCTCGCTCTGGCGGGGTTTTTTTATACCAAAAGAAAGCCCCGGCTTAGCCAGGGCTTAATTGTTTGTGGAATGGGCGGTATACAAGATGCTGGTAACATCTTGCACACCATTCACCCGTTGGAAGGTCACGAGCGAACCGAGGCCCATTGCTGATGTGCACACAGCTAGTGGAGCCTATCAAAAATGGCGTCGTTGATCTATGAAAAACACTGTAAATTTAAACAGTATTAATATTATTTGTGCTGATTCTCTCAGCTACATCAAAACTTTACCAGATAGCTGTATAGACCTGATAGCCACTGACCCTCCTTATTTTCGTGTGAAGACATGCAAATGGGACAACCAGTGGCAGAACGAATCAGAGTATCTGTCATGGCTTAATGAGTGTTTCCGAGAGTTTTGGCGCGTACTCAAGCCCTCAGGATCTCTTTACGTTTTCTGTGGTTCAAGGCTTGCCGCTGATACAGAATTGCTTATGCGAGGGCATTTTAGCGTGCTGAACCACATTATCTGGGCTAAACCTTCTGGGCCTTGGAACCTGCAGCACAAGGAAAGTTTACGTGCATATTTCCCCGCGACTGAGCGAATACTTTTTGCAGAGCATTACCAAGGGCCATTAAGACCTAAATCCTCAAACTATGAAGAGTTGGCGAAGCAGCAAAGAAAAAATGTATTTCTGCCTTTGATTGATTATTTTCGTAACGCCAGAACCTCTTTAGGAGTGACATCGAAAGAAATCAATCTGGCAACCGGAAAGCAAATGGCTTCACATTGGTTTAGTGACAGTCAATGGCAATTACCTTCCGAAAAAGACTATTTAACATTGCAGAAACTGTTTGAAGGTATAGCCAGAGAAAAGAATAAAATATCTGGCCTAAATTCAACCCACGAGCACTTGCAGTCACAGTACCAACACTTATCGCGCCGTTATGACGATGTAATTGGCGAGTATAAAAAATTACGAAGGTCTTTTACTGTTACGTCCTCCGTTCCCTTTACCGATGTTTGGACTTATAAGTCAGTTCCTTTCTACCCTGGGAAGCACCCGTGCGAAAAACCGGCTGCAATGATGGAACATATTATTAATGCCAGTTCACGGCCGGGAGATGTTGTAGCGGATTTCTTCATGGGGTCTGGAGCGACCATAAAGGCAGCAAAGAAACTGGGGCGGTTCGCGCTTGGAGTTGAATTAGAGCAAGAGCGATACGAACAAACATTGAATGAAATATTAGGTTCCAAGTATCTTCATCCTGAATAATAAAATATACAAAAATGTATATTCTTAACTTGATGGAATATACAAAAATGTATATAATGATCTCAAGTTAAACAGACAGGAGGAGATGGTGAAGCAAAGTGAGTTTCGCAGATGGCTAGAAGCTCAGGGAGTAGAAATCAAGAATGGTACTAACCACTTGAAACTCTACTACCAAGGCAAACAGTCAGTGATGCCAAGACACCCCAGCAAAGAGTTAGGGGAATCGCTAAGAAAGGCGATACTAAAACAGTTAGGCATTCAATAATAAATCGGCCCTTCGGGGCCGGTTACTCGCGAGCTTCACCAGTAAAATTATGCGATATCCATGCGTAGTAGAGAAAGACGGCGACGGGTTCTTTGTTCGGTTCCCAGATATCCCAGAGGCATTAACTCAGGGCGATACCAGAGAAGAAGCGTTAAAGATGGCGCGAGACGCTCTGGTAACCGCGTTTGAGTTTTACTTTGAGGATAATCGCCAAGTACCAGCGCCGAGTGGTGAGGGTGTTGATTTTATCCTGGTACCGGCTAGTGTGGCGGCAAAAGTGATTTTGCTAAATACGATGCTGGATCAGGGGGTTTCAAACGCCGAACTTGCACGCCGAATGGGGGTAACTCCACCAGTGGCGCAAAGAGTTGTTACGCTCGGGCATACAACCAAAATCGACACTATCGAAGCGGCATTAAACGCGCTTGGTAAGCAGTTAGAGTTACAGGCAATCTAGCCAGCAGCTCTATTTCAAAGGGTCACTTCGGTGGCCCTTTTTTTGTGCCCAAATTTAGCGCCGAGTACTCAAACATCCTTGACCTAGTGTCGCCTCGTACTCCGGCGCTAACCCTTTCGACTACAGCACACAGCCAACAGCCAACAGCCAACAATCGTAGGAGGTGGAGACTATGAAAATGAACCAGCATGCTGACAACTTTTTTAATGGGGGCACTGTTCTGACTATGCTTTCTTCCATAGCTGGCTTCATAACTCTTGAGCGGGTCTATATGGCAACCGCTGTCATTGGTTTGATTATCACTCTTCTTGGTTACCTGGATAAACGGAGGGCGATACAAGAAGCGCGGAAAAATGATAATGAGAGGCTGAAGCTTGAAAGAGAGCTGAATCAGGCGACCATCGATTCCTTGAAATATCGGCAGGACACGCCAGCCGTTAAAAAATACCCAGAAGTGTCGGAAGGTATCAAAAACGTCCTTGAAGCTGCTAAGGACTGATTATGACAAATACCAAAACTAAACTCAGCGCTGTGATGCTAGGGCTTATAGCTGCTGGCGCATCAGCGCCGGTATTGATGGAGCAGCTTCAAGAAGAGAAAGAAGGTACAAGCCTAATCGCATATCGTGATCAGGGAGGCGTCTGGACTATCTGTGGTGGAGTGACGTATGTGGATAGCAAGCCAGTGTTCAAAGGTATGAAATTGACTCGCTTGCAATGCGATGTCATTGACCGAACCGAGCAGGCCAAAGCGTTGGCGTGGGTTGATAAAAATATTCACGTATCGCTTACACCGCCCCAGAAAGTTGGTATCGCCTCCTTTTGTCCGTGGAACATTGGCCCTGCAAAATGCCTACCCTCAACGTTCTATCGAAAGTTGAATGCTGGCGACCGGCTGGGTGCTTGCAACGAAATAAAGCGCTGGATATTCGATGGTGGTAAAGATTGCCGCATCCGCTCTAACAAGTGTTATGGACAGGTATTGCGCCGCGACCAGGAAAGCGAACTGACATGTTGGGGGTTAGATGGCAGATAAAATTTATCGGATAGCCACCCTGATGATGCTGGCTTGCATAGGGTTTCTGATGTGGATTGCTTTCCACTACTACGGCAAGTCCGTGGCACAAGCTGACTCACTGGCCACTGCTGTGGAGCAAAAGAACGAAGCCGAATTCATTACCAAATCACAGGCGTTGAGTGTCGGCATATTCAACCAAATTGCCGGAGCAACCCTCGATGTTCAAAAGGCTAACGTATCTGCCAGTCAGGACAGGCAGGTCATTATCAAAACTGTGCTCAAAGCTGACGCCTGCGCGGTACAGCCTGTTTCTGCTGCCGCTGCTGGTAGCTTGCTCGAGCACTACAACGCAATACGTCAAAGTACCGGCAACGCCGATACCGGCAAGTCTGTTGGTGCTGTGCGAGGCATCCCCGCCACCTGACAACCCGTTGAGCTATGGCGGTTCTGTGCTGTGGAATGAGTTGCTGCTGACCGACCTGCAAAACTGCAACAGCCAGATTGATGGTATCCGCAAAACTGAAGCTGAGAGGCGAAAATGATTGAACCGTTGCCAGCTCACATTGTTGAAAAGTCATTAACAGGAAGATTCAGGTTTCGTAGACAGCCGGTAACGGGTGTTGCGATTTTACAGGTCGAAATCAATCAAAAGCTTATCCGTAGAGCGTCAACTCATTTTCCTGCAATAGACAGAGATTCGAAATCGTGGAGGGATGCAAGCATGGAGGAGGCTTACTCAATCCAGATGAAAAGTAACCATGAATAAAGAGGCCAGACAGAAATGATTAAGCAATTCCTGGCATGGTTTAAAGCTATCTATTACACCCCTGTAACAACGACTGAAACCACAAAGGATATTCAAGTGAGTAAATTAGCTCTTGTATCAATCATCACCAGCCAGTTGGCCAATCTCCTGGCTGCAAATACCGTACAGATTACCGCCACTGATGACGCTGGTGTTGCGCTGGTTGGCGCAACCTTAACGCTCGCTACCGATAATGGTGCGAGCGTTACCCCTACAGCGACCACCGACGCAAACGGCCAGTTTACGGCCAGCATTATCAGCTCAACTGTTGGCGCTTCCACACTGACCGCTACTCTTGACGACGGTACGAACGGTAGCATTCAGGTTTACTTTGTCACTGTGCCTGCTGTTGTTGATCCGGCTTCTGAAGTTGTAGCGGCAGTAAGTACCGTATCTGCACTGGCCGAATTCAAAGCCAAAGCAGAAGCTGAGGTAGCAGCATTCGTTGCGTTCGTTGAGCATGGCATAGAAGTGCTTGGCGCTGATGCAGAAGCCGAGTTGGTAGCGCTGAAAGACAAGTACCTGTAAGCCATTACAGAGCCCTCTCGTTGAGTGGGCTCGATAATGGAAGCAGGCAAGCACGCGACAAAGTTAATATTAAATGATAGTCATTATCAATAATGGGTATTTCCAGTGTAATTGATAATCATTATCATTTTTGGTGGGTCCTCCCTGAGGGGGGCTCTGCCACGGGGCGGCGAACTCGCGGAAAACGGCTAGTTTTCGTTATCCAGGGTCATCATCATCATCCGCGCAGGTTATTGATTTTAAAATGGCCTGTTTTCGCAAGATGTCGAATTGTTTAAAAAGTGTTCACCATCATGGACCAAGAAATCGCGTCTCTCAAACTCAACATTAACCAGCTCGCCGGGATAACGGGCGTGCACAGGCAAACGGTCGCCGTGCGCCTTAAAAATGTTGAGCCAGCACCGGGCAGCAATGCAAAACTGAAGCTCTTTGCGGTGACAGATGTGTTGACCGAATTAATGATCCCCACAGTCTCGGGTGATGTGAACGAAATGACACCGTCCGATCGGCTTTCTCATTGGAAAGCTGAAAACGAGCGCATCGAATTTGAGAGGACTGTCGGGCAACTTATTCCAGCCGAAGACGTCGCTCGAGAATTTTCGATGATGGCAAAGGCCGTTGTTCAGGTACTCGAGACCTTGCCGGACATTCTGGAGCGCGATTGTGCGCTGGCGCCGGCGGCAGTCATGCGGGTGCAAAACATCATTGACGATCTGCGTGACCAAATCGCGCAAAAGGTCATTGACGCAGAACAGGAGGAGGAAACGACTGAGGAGGATTGATGGCAAAGCGGGCGACTGCCAGGGACATCCGAAAAGATGTGGCTGGTATACTCCGAGCACCGCGCCGCATGCAGGTTGCCGACGCGGTTAGTCAGTATATGCGTGTGCCGATGGGGGCGGGAAACTCGGTGCCCTGGGATCCCAATCTGGCCCCCTACGTTATTGAGCCAATGAACTGCCTGGCATCGCGAGAGTACGATGCTGTGGTTTTCATCGGACCGTCGCGAACCGGTAAAACTATCGGTCTCATTGATGGCTGGATTGTCTATAACGTGGTCTGCGACCCTTCAGATATGTTGCTTGTCCAGATGACCGAGGAAAAAGCGCGTGAGCACAGCAAGAAGCGTCTGGATCGCACATTCCGTAATAGCCCGGAAGTCGCCAAAAAGCTCAGCCCACGGCGCAATGACAACAACGTCTACGACCGAACCTTTCGCGCTGGCAACTATCTGAAAATCGGCTGGCCATCGATAAATATTATGTCCTCGTCTGACTATAAATGCGTAGCGCTAACTGACTATGACCGCTTCCCTGAAGATATCGACGGCGAAGGGGACGGGTTCACGCTGGGTTCGAAGCGTACCACGACGTTTATGTCCGCTGGCATGACGCTGGTGGAGACCTCACCTGGCCGAGATATCAAAAACACTAAATGGAAACGCAGTTCTCCCCATGAGGCTCCGCCGACTACCGGAGGGTTATCCTTATACAATCGAGGTGACCGTCGCCGCTGGTATTGGCCCTGTCCGCACTGCGGGGAACATTTCCAACCGAATAAGGACGTCGTTCAGGGATATCAGGGCATTAACGACCCCGTTATCGCCAGTGAGTCGGCCTACATTGAGTGCCCGCATTGTCAGGAAAAAATCATGCCCAGCGAAAAGCGCGCACTGAATATAAAGGGAGTCTGGCTGCGTGAAGGGGA